GCCTAATGCCCAATCAGTTGTAGCAGTTGCAGAACCTAAATCTTTTTTTATTTCCCATGTAACAACTGTTGCTGAAGTATAGGCAGTAATAACACCCCATCCATCTTTCATGCTTATTAATCTTCCTACATCAGAAGAATGAAAACCATTATTTTCATATCCAAATGCAGTTCCAGATGCAGTTAATGTTCTACCTGTACCAACACCTGTATGTGATGATGTAAATGTTATACTACTTTCGTTAGCATCTAAATAAGGCCCATTTTGAAATTCAACTTCTGTAAGTGTCCAAGACGTGTGACCTGTTCTAGATAATTTTCTAGGTTTTAATGTTTCATGTACAATGTACATAACGTCTGCTGATTGTGTAAATTGTATTTCATACAACATACTTTCTGTAAATGGAGTTGCTATTTCGTAAGCTGATCCACCAGAAGTTATTTGTCCATTGTCTTTATAAAATCTAATATATTGATCTCCAAATTCTAATACATAAGATTGTTCTATATTAAATTCAAAAGGTATAAGTCTAGTTACTTTAGAACTATCTTTTACTTCTTTTACAAATCTTGTACCATATCTTCTTGATGCGCCGCCTTGTGGAAATACTGTCATGTTTTCCATAATCTCAACACCATTATTATATTTTTTAAAATCAACTTGACCAGCAAGTTTAGGTGTTAATTCACCAGCAGTAAAATTAGTTTGAAAAGGATGTACTCTAGCCATTATCTTCGGAAAGTTGTAAATGTGTCAGAAACAAGATCATCAATAAATCCTTCTTGTCCATCAACACTACGGGCTTCCGAAAGTTTATATTCATAGAGTTTCTGCATTTGGGTTTGTAATTGAACAGAATTTGTAACTGGATATGCTAAATCTGTTGCCAATTTTGCAGTTAATGTATCAACAAACATACTGTCAAATAAAGTAGGATTAGTAATTCTAGCAACATACATAATGTTTGCTGTGCCTTCATCTGTTAATAATACTCTACCATGTGTAGCTACGTTTTCTACTTTAAAAATAAAATGTGGTTCTTCCATGCTTAATACTCTTAAACAATCTGAAGGTAATGAAAATTGATTAGCATAACCATAAGCGGGTGCTGTTGCTAATTTTGCTAATGATGCTCTTGTTGCCGCAAAATTCCAAGTGTGTAATCTTAAAACTGCATCTCTTGCATCTGTATAAAATGAATTACAAAGTCTGGCTCTTTCTGTATCATCAGTTAATGATGTAATAGGATCATCACCTAATCTTCTTAATGCGTTTGAACAAATTGATACTTCTGTAGCCATAATTTTTTTAATATATATGAAGGGGGCGTATATTGCAACGCCCCCATGTAAAAATCAATAACGTATTATACGTTACAAGCGATTTCTACAACTTTTTCATCTTCAACTCTAGTAGCACCAATTGTCATTGATAGGAATACTTGAGTTGCGTAGTTTTTGTCATCTCTTTCAGATATTCTTGTTTGGATATCTCTACCTAAAGCAAGACCAATAGCTGATTGAGTAAACGCAAGTGCTAGATTATCTCCGCCAGAAGCCGCAATTCTTTCAGTTCTGATGAAGTTAAAGCCCATGAAAGTATCTACTTGACCTGCAACAAGTGCTTTAACACTATTGAAATCAGCAGAAGTTACTTTGTCATCACCTAATAGAGAAGTAATCTCTTTAGCTGAACAAACTAAGTATTTAGTTTCATCTGGATCAACGTCAGAAGCATCTAAAATTTCTTTAGCCGCAATAAGTTTTGCAACTGTTAAAGAAGTAGTGCCTACTGCAATTTTTTGACCAGCAGGTAATGCAATAGAAGTAGCACCAGCTACTCCACCAAATGCATTGCCAGAAGCGGCCGCAATAATTGCGTCATCCATTGCTCTACCCATAGCGTAAGCACCAGCTTTTGCATATTCAGATTGAGGTGAAATTAACATTCTTACTTTATCCTCTTGGTCAATTAAATCAGCCCAATCGTAGTCAGCCAATGTAACTTTTCTTCTAGAGTGAGGCGTGTTAATTTGTGGAGTATTTGAATGTCTAGTTGTTCTTACTTGTGCCGCAGTAGCGCCAATTCTTTCAAAGTAGTGAGATGTACCTGTTACTGTTTCAGATTTCACCGCACCTCTTAATCTAGAACCTTTTTGTTGCGCTAGATGAAACACATTACTTTTGTATTGTTCTACAAAAGCTGTTGTTATTTGTGTACTCATGTTTTTAGTCCTTATTTAAAAGTTAAGAATAGGGGGTATAATACAAATGCATTAAACCATATTCTCATTAATCGGTCTTTATCCTTACGGGAAACCTTATTGTAATAACGATACAATCAACACGGTTTTATAGTCCACATGACTTGGAAGTTTGTTGTCCTTACGGGCAAACTTTCTGTTGTAATAATATCACAATTGTGACTTATTTACCATATACTTTTTCATGTAATTGTCGCATTTTTTCTACAGCAATTTCATGGTTTGGATGTGATGGATTAAAATAAGCGTGACTTGTATCAGCCATGATATTATTAATTTCTTCTTTAGCATCTAATGGAGATGTAGCTAATCTATTATTAGTAGTATTTTGAGCCATATCTTCTGTTACTTCTTTACCAATAGTTGCTAAAAATTTTAATACAGCAGGATTATTACCAGCAGATGTTTCGGTTAAAAGAGTTCTTAACTCATCATCACCATAAACATTTAATGCTCTGTCTGCGGCTCTAACATTTTTATCATAGTCATAACCCCATTCTTTTTTAAGCACTTCTTCTGCTTGTGTTTTTTGTTGAGCCATAACAGCACCTTCATTGTTTAAAGTATTTTTAGTTGCATCAACTTGATATTGCATTAATGCATTTACTTGGTCATTGTTTAATCCAATTTTATGTGCAACATTTTTAAATTGTTCAACATCTTCTTTTTTAAAATATTCAACCATTTCATTTGGTACATTAACTTCATATTTACTAGGGTCTTCTGGTCTTCCTAATTTATTATAAAGTTCTGCTTTTTCTTCATCTGTTTTAGGAATAGGTACTCTACTGCCTAAAACTTTTTGTTGATGTATTACTGTTTTAGCAAGACCTTCAACATCTTTAAAGTTAGCAAGTGTTGGATCGTTTTTTAATTCGTCAGATAGTGATGATTTCCAATCTTGATTATCACTTTCTGATCCAAGAACTGTATTAGCTGTTTCTTGTATTGAATTAGCTATAGTAGCTTCTGGATTGTCAGTTGTGGTCGTTTGTTCATCAGACATTTTTATCCTCCTTTAATAGATTTATTATTCTGATTAATACCGATCTTTGTCCTTCACGGTATGATGTTTCATGGGGATCATTTTTTATAAATGAACTCCTATGATAATAAGCAGAGGTTAAATCTGCTAATACTTTCTCACCTTCTTTAGATGAAAATGTAATTTTGTATTGTTGTTTTAATTGTTTTAGATCATTGTCTTGATCTTTTGCCATATTATCCCGTCATATCGGCCATACCCATATCATCTACCATATCAGACATTGCTGATTGTACATTAGGGTCAGCTAATTTTTTAGTTGCGTCAGCTTGTGTATTCATAGCTTGTGCTTGTGATTGTGCTTGTTGTGCCATTGCCGCTTGTTGTTGTGCTTCTGCTTGTGCGGCTCTCATTTCTTCAACTTGATCTGTACCTCTCATAACAGTTTTTGGTACACCTAATAATTTTGCTCTCATTCTAATTGCGTTATCGTGATCTATGTTGTCCATAATAGCAGGATCAACTTGCGCAATATTCATAGCTAATTGATATAATCTTTCAATTGCAACTGCTTCTTCCATTCTTTGTGATCTAGCTAATGGCCCAACATATTCTACATCAATTGTTGTATCTCTAATTATATCTGGTGCTGTCATTAAAGCACCTGCTCTAAACATAATTCCAAACACTCTTTCAATTAATGGATTTAAAAATTCTGATTGAAAACGACCTAATGTTGGCCCTAATAATCTTTGCATCAATTCGTATCTAACTTGTACTTCTGTTGCTGTCATTTGTGGGCCTTCTTGTAATTGTAATTGATCTGAATAATATGCTTGTCTAATTGCAGTTCTTAATTGGTTTTCTTTCATGTCAGTTATTTGCCAGTTAGAACCAATTTGTAATGGTTTAACAGCACCGTCATTTCTAATTACAGTTATTCCAGCAGGTGTCATTCTAACTCTACCAATTACACCATCATCTTGAACAAGTAATGGTGGATCAATTGCTTTAGCCCATGCTTTTAATCCAATCTCAACTGCTTTGTTTAAAGTTTTAATATCTGGTAATGCATTATAACTTGGTGATCTTCCAAAAATTTCACCTGTTGCTTTAGACCATCTAGGTACTAAATATGGAAACTCATTGTATCCACCTGTTCTAACAACCATTTTATCTTCTTCACAAACGTGACAAGAATGGAATGGTAATTTAGTTGCAGTTTTACCAATTGCTCTTTCGTAATCTGCTGTTGGTTCTACTGCATGAATAAATGTAAAATTTTTTTCTGGTTTTTCTCTAGCGGCTTTTAAAACTTTTTCGCCTAAATTTTTTTCACCAAATTCTTGAACAGCTTGTCTAGCTGTTAATTTGTATTTTCTGTAAAGTGTATCAACTTTACCATTTATATTTTCTTGAATGTAATATTCTGCAATGTGTAAACAATTAAAATGAATACCATCTGTATCAAAACCTCTTTTACCTTCTTCAACAAAAATTGCACCAGTACCTATTGAGCAAAGATCAAGATATAATTCATGTACTTCAGTATTAAAATTTGTTTCGTTAAAAGTATCATACATTCTTTTTGCAGTATCTTCTAACCATAAAGAAACTTCTCTGTTTTGATTTAATTGTTCATCTCTTAATTTAATTGAAAACCATGCTAATGATGGAGATGTAAGTGTTCCTTGTAATGAAGCGGCTAATAAATTGTTTGCAGTTATTGCTGTACTATCATACAATACTTCAGTTCTTTTTTCGCCTTTAGTTCTTAAAGTAATAACGTCTGCTTTTCTTGGCATGACATAATCTAAAATTTCTTGCCAATGAGTTTCCCATGTGCCTCTACTTTCTTCCATAGAGCCAAGACGTTTTTTTATATACTCATATGAAGCCATGTTATTTTATTCCGCCACCTAAAACTGTTTTACTTGTAGTAGCTTCTTCTTCAACGCCTATACCAGAAGTTAAAATAGTTCCATATTGACCTTTTTTTTTCATACCTAACATTTTTTCTTTTTCTGCCGCTACTTTTGCTTCTGCTTTTTCAGTTTTATCAGTAACAGATGTATCTATTGGTGGTGGCATTTGTGGTTTTTTTTTCATTCCCATAATATTATATCCATTTACATTCTTGTTTTAACATACCGTAAATTGCGGCATCTACAAATTCATTACCAATTTTCATGGTGTGTCTGCATACACCTTCTTTAACAAATCCAACGCCTTTTAACAAGCGTTCATTTCTTTTGTATCCGTTACGACACAAAGCAGTTATTCTACTACATTTTAATTGAATAAAACAGTATAAAAATACCATTTTAATAAATCTTCTTTGACATACTTTAGGAGTATCTAATGCTAAATGAATAAAAATATTATGACCATCATAATCAGAAAACAATACTCCACCCATAACATTATCTTTGCCAGACACATCTCTTTCAACAAAACCTATAAATGAAAATTTATTATCTAAATCTGTATTAATGTTTGCTTTTGGTGAAACGTAATCAAATATTTTTTTACGCCATTCTTCTTCTGTTACTGCAACAATCACTATGCTCTAATTTTTTTCTTTTTTCCGCCACCTAAAATAGTTTTTGAAACATTTGCTTCACCTTCATCACCAACAGAAGAAGTTAAAATAGTTTGTGAACCATAACCAGAACCCATTGTTGATTTTTTTTCCGCAGTTATATCTGTTGGTGCTTCTGATACAGCAGTTTGTGGTGCTGTTGGTTTAACTACTGGTTCAGCTACTGGACTTGGCTCTTTTCTTTTTGGTTTTGAAAAAATTGATTTTACTATTTTTGCTACGCCACCCATAATTTATCCTTAATTAAATATGTTAAATTCATAATCAGATTGTATCTGTAAACGATCATAAGTTTTTGTTCTAGCTTTTCTTAACGACATAACTGCATATCTCATTGCAGATATTACATCATCATTAGCTGGTACAATCTTACCATCTTTTCTATGATACATTCGTAATTCTTCTAACAGTTTACCTTGATTTTTAAAAATTTTCAACCTTTGTGTCTTAAACCTAGTATATATCTCTTGAACACCAGCTTCTACAGAATTACCTCCAGAATTTTCTTTTTGTCCATTAGCAGGTGGGTTACTAAAATGTTCTCTAGTCATATTTACACCTTCTTCACGATATTGTTGTGTTAAACTTTTACCAGACCCTTTATCAGCTTGTCTTCCATCCATAGGCCAAACTACGGGTATATATCTACCTCGCATTTTAATTGCTGATGCATGAATAGGTACTGCTTCTTGCCTCATAGCGTAACTATCATAAACATAAGCTGTATCTGTATCTCTATCCCAAGCAACCCATACTGCGGCTGTTGGGTGATCCCATCCAAAATCTAACCCACAAATTTTTGGCCAATGATCTGGTATTTGTATTTCATCAATTACAACATCTTCTTCTGCTACAGGAAATACTAATCCAGAACCTAATTGTGGTATTCCACGTTCACGCATTTTTCTTTCATGGGGTGGTAATGCTTCTAAAATTTGATCTCTAACTTCTTGTGTCATATGAGGTGCATCATCCCAACCTGCTGTAATTAATGCTTGTCCTTTACGTAAATTATTTAAAAATTGTGCAACTGTTTCTGTCATACCGCTTTCTGGTGTAAATGTCATATAAACAATACCACCTTTATCGGCTGTACGTGTTAGTGATTGAGTATATATTGGAGTTGGTGGTTCTTCATCAAGCCAGATCACATCAACACTTTCACCCATCCATTTTTCTTTACCCATATCATAAGATTTAAAACCAATCCTAGAATTACCTCCAGAAATATGCTTAACAATTACCGAGTTTAATGCATTAGGTACACCCGCTTTTCTAATAGTATCTACAATTTTGTTTAATGGTATTGAACCAGTACCTTTTGCGGCAGGATCGTCTGGTTGGCCGATAAGTTCTTTTTGGCAAACATCCCTAGTGGTTTCATTTGAAACTCCCCCAGCCCAAGCACGTATTGGTCTATTAAATCGTTTGCCTTCCCACCACGTTGGGTAGTTACCCGTCACATGGTACGCCATTTCCATAGCCCCACAAAATGACTTACCGACCCTATTACCAGCCATAAGCAATCGTTGTTGTGCAACTGTCTTATGAAACTTTAATTGGTATTCGTATGGTGCATAATCTTTCATACGATTAGTTGCTTTACGTTTTTCCAATTCTTTAGCAATTTCTACTGCTCTTGCTAATGCGTCATCATTCATTTTTCAATATATATTTTCTACGTAATTTTCTATTGTTTTCTAAAGCCCATATTTCTTTTTCAGTTTTTTCTAGTTTACTATCAAACCCATAGTGTACTTTAGCTGTATTTTTAAACCTATCAACAAGAACATACCTATACACATAATTACCTTTTTTAAAATGCAATATTGTTTTTAAATCCTTAGTAGGTTTAACCATAAGCACTAATAGTTTAAATTTTTTATATATGCAACCTATTAACTTAGGTTAATATTAAATATACCCCATGAGTTTGCGGAGTTATCCATTGATTAATGACACAAATAGCGTTTTGGGGGGTGGGGGGTCAAATCACGGGCGTTCCTCACCATGTTTGTCCCGTGTCTGTGTGTGTGTATGTAGGAGAAAAAGAACAAAGCAGGGGTAATATTTACCAGACCGCATCACATGAGCCAACAGCAGGGGAAGGCGTGTGTGTGTGTGGACATCCTTCTTCAAGCCATAATACGCAGGTAATCAGAGTGATGAGCCTTCTACTGTACTATAGGTGTTATGCTTATGTGTGTGTCTGTGTGGGGGATTAAGAGGCTAGTTTAAAGAGCCAGACCCATCATCATTGTCGTTGAGTTTAACTATCTTCATTGTACCTAGCAGATGATCTAGTTCCTGTCTTAGTTCCTCGTCTGTCTTCTTACCTGTGACATCCTCTATTTTTGTCGTAGTTTGGTAGCCTGTTCTGTCTAGTAGGGAATTGATAGCGCCAAGCTGTACTGAAGGAGTAGTTTTATCGTTCTCTATCAACTTACGTAACTTATCCACCGCAATGGGTACGGCTGATCCAAGTAGCTTTTTAGTAGCTGTATCTATTTGATTAGCTAACTTGTTTTTTAGTTCATAGCCCTGTTGCTCGGCAGTTTTCTCGGAGTAACCCGCCTTAATGCAAGACTGTGTTGCGTTGCCTGTTTGACTAAAGTATTCAATG